TTTCTACGTACCCTGGTAAGCGTATCTATGAACTTGCAGTCCCACTTAAGGATAATATAGCTAAAATTAATAAACTTCATTTCGAAGGTTGGCATATTACTTATTGGACTGCTAGAGGAGCATCTTCTAAAGTTGATACTTATGAACTTACTATTAACCAGTTAGACGAATGGGGATGTAAGTACGATGATTTAATAGTGGGGTATAGAGATAGTAGTAAGTGTTTACCTACTAAGCCTCATTTTGATATGGTAATAGATGATAAGGCAAAAAGAATAGAAGAAATATGATTCTAATAGCACATAGAGGAAACACACAAGGACCTAATAAAGACAAGGAAAATCATCCTGATCATATACTTAATGCTCTCAGAGCAGGTTATAATTGTGAAATAGATGTTTGGTATATTGACGGCAAGTTTAAATTAGGACATGATAATCCACAATACGACTTTCCTTTTGACTTATTTCATAATTACTTTAACAAACTTTGGATACACTGTAAAAACTCAGAAGCATTAGTACAGCTTCAATCTATCGACTCTGGAGTGAGGTTAAATTACTTTTGGCACGACCAAGATTACGCAACATTAACATCTAGAGGAGATATTTGGAGCATACATAATATTGAAAATGGAATAATCGTAATGCCGGAATCAACTTCTACTGAACCTTCAAACTTTGTGAAAGGTATATGTAGTGACTATATAGCACAGTATGCGTAAAGCAGTAATCATATCAGGCTTTCTGAATGAACTTTCAGACAATATTATACCTTTTCTAAATATAGATACAGACGTTTATGTACATACATGGGATACAGTCGATAATAAAAAATGGATAATAAAGTTAAATAGGTATAAGAAGTATTGTAATAATCTCTACGTTACTGTAGATAAACCTATTGATGAGTACTCTAAGTTGTATTCATACTTTACCTCTACATATAGAGCAGTTGGTATGATAAATAATATGTTTGAGTATGAAAAAATAACTAAGTTTAAGCCTAATATAGATGGAAAAATACCATATGAAGGAAAAATACAGACATACTTTATTAAAGCTAAACTACAATGTAGACCTATGTTAGATAAAGTAGACATAAGTAACTGTATTTTTGGCTGTAGTTACTATCATACAATAGATGAAAGAATATTCACCGCAACTCCTCAAGCACTACATAAAATGTTTGACTATAACTATAAAGACTTTGAATATAAAATGATGAGTGTATATGATTGTGTTAAAACAGAATACGGAAATAATCCTGAAGGTAGTATATTTTGGCGTAGATGGTTGGACGCTCATAACCTCTTTTTAATACAGGACACAGACTTAAAATTAAATAATAACATACAAAATGGACAAACCAGAGAATATTAAGTTAACAGAAGAAGAGTTAACGTCAATTAATTCATTAAAAGTTAGACAAACATCCTTAGGTGATGAACTAAAACAAATAGGTTTAACAGAATTGTCGCTAAGTATTAGAAAGGAAGAGTTAAAATCTTACTTAGTAGAGAATAGGCAACTAGAATCACAAATCGGACAGACACTTATGTCTAAGTACGGTAACGGTTCTATAGACATCGAATCAGGGTGTTTTGTCCCGTTCAATAAATAGCACGTTAATCAATTTTTTGATCTATTTATATACGTAGTATGAAACCACTCTTGTTAAGTAAGGTTTCGATATTCCGTATATATTTATAATAGAATAAAAATAAATTTTAACCTAACATGGCAGAATCAATAATCTCCCCAGGTGTATTTCAAAGAGAAAATGATATTTCATTTATCCAACCAGCACCAACAGAAGTCGGAGCAGCAATCGTTGGACCAACAGTAAAAGGACCTGTTGAGATCCCTACTATCGTTACTTCGTATAACGATTACTCACGTAAATTTGGTGTAACTTTTGAAGCTAATTCAGAATCTAAAGAATTTTTAACTTCTTTAGCTGTTAAAAGTTACTTTGATCAAGGAGGTAATAGCTGTTTAGTATCTAGAGTTGTTCCAACAGCAGCATCATGGACTAATGCAACTAGTACACACGTTTCATCATCAAATAATTTAAGTGTTGAACCTTTTGTTCTTAAGACATTAGGAAAAGGAGCTATATACAACAACGCAGAAGATGCAGATACTATCTCATATCTATCAGATGGTTCTTTAGAATCAGGTTCACAGGATAATATTTCTTGGGAAATAGCAAACGTAGATGCTTCTGACGGTAGCTTCTCTTTATTTATTAGAAGAGGAGATGATAATTCTAGTAATAAAATCATATTAGAGACATATAATAACTTATCATTAGATCCTAACAATGCTAATTACGTTGCCAAAGCAATCGGTAATCAAGTTCAGACTATTTCAGCAGACGGTACAGCAGTCAGCTTTACTGGAGACTACCTTAACAAATCCAATTACATATATGTATCTGCAGTTAATACTAAACTTCTAAATTACTTAGGTAATGATGGAGTAACAGTACCAGCTGGATACGCTGACAAACTACCGAAAAATGAAAGAGGAGCATTCCATAATGCAGTAGGAAATAACGCAGCAGCAGGAGCTTTATTCTTCGGAGATATATCAGGAGTTAATACTCAAGGTTTAGCAGGAACTGATTATAGTAAGGTACTAACATTACTGAGTAATAAAGATGATTACCAGTTTAATATTATTTCAGCACCAGGTTTAGTAGATGAGTTCCACGGACCACAGGTAGATACTATTATTTCTTTAGCAGAGTCTAGAGGAGATTGTATAGCAGTAGTAGACTTAAAAGGATACGGTTCAACAGTAGCACAGGCAAAAGTACAAGCAGCAACATTAAATAGTTCATATGCAGCAGCATATTGGCCATGGTTGCAAGTTTCTTCTGCAACTGGAGCTAATGTTTGGGTTCCAGCATCAGCTGTGATCCCAGGTGTATATGCTTTCACAGACGGAGCTGCAGCACCTTGGTTTGCACCAGCAGGATTGGTTAGAGGAGGTTTAGTAGGAGTACTACAAGCAGAAAGAAAATTAACTAGAACAGATAGAGATACTTTATATAACGGTAAAGTAAATCCAATAGCTACTTTCCCTGGAACAGGTATAGCAGTATTTGGTCAAAAGACTTTACAAACTAAAGCTTCTGCTTTAGATAGAGTAAATGTTAGAAGATTATTAATTGAACTTAAGAAGTTTGTTGGTGATCAAGCTAAAAATTTAGTATTCGAACAAAATACTATAGCAACAAGAAATAGATTCTTAGCAGCAGTTAATCCTTACCTAGAAAATGTAACACAGAGACAAGGTCTTTATGCACATAGAGTAGTAATGGATGACTCAAACAACACAGCTGACGTTGTAGACAGAAACCAATTAGTTGGTCAGATATTTATACAACCAGCTAAAACAGCAGAATTTATAGTCCTAGACTTTGTAGTTGAACCAACAGGAGCAACTTTCGGAGCGTAATTTAGAAAAGTATAATATTTATATTAAAGATAAAACAACATGCCAGTATTAGATCCAAACGAAATAATGTTCAGAGCTTTCGAACCAAAAGTACAAAACAGATTTGTTATGTATATGGACGGTATTCCTTCCTTTATGGTAAAGAATGCTAAAGCTCCAACATTTACCGATAATGTAGTTAAACTTGACCATATTAACTCATACAGAAAGATCCGTGGAAAAAGAGAATGGGAGGATATGACATTCACATTGTATGACCCAATCACTCCTTCAGGAGCACAAGCCGTAATGGAATGGGCTAGACTTTCTTACGAATCAGTAACAGGTAGAGCTGGATATTCAGATTTCTACAAAAAAAGATTTAACTCTTAATATTTTAGGACCTGTAGGTGATATCATTGGAGAATGGATCATTAAAGGAGCATTCCTTACAAACGGAGACTTCGGACAATATGACTGGTCATCAGATGAAGTAGTAGATCTAAACATTACTGTAGCAATGGATTACTGTATATTGAATTACTAAAATTTAATAACATATATAATAAGAACCCGATTTTATCGGGTTTTTGTTTGTTCCAAAGTTTTTTTATCGTATATTTATTATTAGAACAAGTTACACCTAAATAAAATTTATGGATACGCATTTTAAACTACCTACTGAAACAGTAGACCTACCATCAAAAGGGATTCTATACCCTGCAGATTCACCATTAGCATCCGGAGCTTTAGAAATGAAGTATATGACTGCTAAAGAAGAAGATATTCTTACTAATAGGAATTACATTATAAAAGGCACAGTAATTGACCGTTTATTAAAGTCACTTATAGTTTCTAAGGACGTTAACTTTGAAGACTTATTAGTTGGTGATAAAAACGCTGTAATGTTAGCAGCGAGGATTCTTTCATATGGTGCTGAATATATAATTCAATACAATGATGAAGAAGTCAAAGTAGATCTGAACAAAATAGAAAATAAAGAATTAATAGAATCGCTATACGTTAAAGGAAAAAACGAATTCGAGTTTACTTTACCGTCAAGTGGTAATAAGATTGGGTTTAGACTTCTTACTCATAAGTTAGAAAAACAAATTGATAGAGAAATAGCGGGTCTTAAGAAAATAAACAAAGATGCTTCTCCAGAAGTAACTACTAGACTGAAATACATTATTACTTCAGTAGACGGATTAACAGAATCAAAAGATATCAGAAACTTTGTAGATAATTACCTGTTAGCTAAAGATGCAAGAGCACTTAGAGCAGAGTATACTAGATTACAACCTGATGTTGATCTTAATTTTACGTATGTAGATCAAGACGGAGGAGAGGAGGTAGTAGCTCTCCCCATAGGGCTAAGCTTTTTTTGGCCTGACGCCTGAGTATAAACTTCATTTATTTTCTCAAATACATGAAATAGTTTTCCACGGTAAAGGTGGGTACGATTGGGAGACAGTTTACAATATGCCAATATGGCTACGTAAATTTACTTTCAATAAACTACAGGAATGGTATAAGGAAGAAAATAAAGACAGTAAATCAACAACCTCAACTAAGAAAATTCATCAACCTAATATTAAGAAGGGGTATAGTGCAAAGGCTTCTAACAAATAGAAGTCTTTACTATTTATAGTATATACCTTGACAGTACATGACTCCAGAAGAATTAAAAAATCAGAAAGCAGCTGAAGCATCAGCTAAGAATCAAGCTAAAGCACAGCAGGATACAGCAAAGGCAGCTAAAACTGCTGATGAGTTTATATCTAATATGTCTGTGTCTAGTGAAGAATTATCACAAGCTTTCAGAAGTATATCGGATTACCTAGCCAAATCAGCTAAATCAGCAACCGATTTCAGTGTTGAGATGAAACAAACTGAAAGGTTAAATAAATCTCTCGCTTCAAACGCAGAAGAACTTGTTAAGTTTACTAAAGATAATCTTAAAGATGCTAAACTTACTAATAAGGTAGCTGGAAAAAAAGCAAAAGTTGAAGGGTCTATACAGGCTTTAAAATCAAAACAAGCTGTACTTCAAGATAAATTAGTCAATGCTACAGAAGAAGAAACAGTAGAAATAAATAAAATTTTAGAGACTATTGGTGCCTCTTTAGATGGTGCTGAAGGTCTAGTAGCAGAATTTGATAAGTTAGTAGGGAAGAATAAAGAACTTAACGATGATACTGCTTGGCTAGATGGAATAGATAGCGTAGTTAAGGATATCCCCATAGTAGGTAAACTCTTCGGTGAATTTGGTAAAGCTGCCAAGAAAGCAAGAGAAGACGGAGTAGAAGGAGGAGATTCTTTAAAAGCTGGAGCAGAAGCTATGTCTAAAGCTGCAGGTAAAATGGTATTAGCTTTCGCTGGTACATTAGTAGTTAAAGGAATAAAGCAAGGAGACCAAAGAGTTACTGAATTATCCAGAAACCTTAACGTATCCAGAGAAAGAGCACAAGAATTAAATTCAGAATTCAATAGGTTAGGAAAAGAAACAAAATCCTTAACAGGTGCTGATTTCCTTGAAGCAACAATGTCTCTTTCTAATGAATTAGGTATTGTAGCTGATCTTAGCGGTAAGACCGGTGAGGAGTTTGGAGTTATGACTCATAAACTTGGTTTATCTGTTCAACAAGCTAGTAAACTCACAACATTATCTGCTTCTCTAGGTAATACATCTGGAGCAACATCATCAGCAATAACAGGACAGGTATTAGCACTTAATCATGTTAATAAAAGCGCAATCAGGTACCAAGACATATTAAAAGATGTATCTGAAATGTCCGCTTCCCAACAATTATCTATTTCCAAGCAAGAAGGTGGCTTAGCTAAAGCAGCATACCAAGCGAGGAAGTTAGGATTAAGCTTTTCTCAACTAAACAACTCAGCAAATGCGTTATTAAGTTTTGAAGATTCTATATCCGCAGAAATGGAAGCAGAACTACTTACCGGTAAACAATTAAATTTAGAAAAAGCTAGAATGGCAGCACTCACTGGAGATGATGCTACATTAGCTGCAGAGCTTGCAAAAAATATAGGAACAGCAGCAGAGTTTTCTAAGATGAATCGTCTAGAAAGAGAAGCCATGGCTAAAGCTATGGGTATGACCTCAGACGAGATGGCGGAAACTTTAATGAAGCAGGAAGCTATTAACAAACTATCTTCAATTGAAGGAGATACTTTAGACGAAAAGACCCAAAACGAATTAAAACGTATTGATGCTATTCAAGACGTCAAAGAACGTGAAGCAGAAAGAGCAAAGTTATTTGCTAAGTTAGGTGATAGTGAATATGCTAGACAATTAAAAAATAAGTCACTACAGGAAGCTACTAATGAGGCTATGAAACAAATGGCGGAAGCAGCACAATCATTATCTACTATATTACAACCTTTAACTGGATTTATGTCTGGATTAGCATCTGCTGGTGCAGGCGCTTTAGGATTTTTTCTTAAGATAGGATCTAAATTAAAAACTATCGGTGCAATAATTGCAGAAAACGTAGTTAAACCTATGGATAAGTTTGCTAAAATACCACAAATGTTAATTAAACACTTTGGTAAATTTGGTAAATTTTTAGGTACTGGTTTTTTAAAAATGGCTGGTAAGTCAGGTATTAAGTCACTCTTAAAAAAGATTCCTATACTTGGATTAATTGTAGGTGCAGGGATGGCGTATAAGAGGTTCAAAGAAGGTGATATACTTGGAGGTGTAATGGAAATAGGTTCCGGAATAGCATCTCTATTCCCCGGTGTAGGTACAGCAATTTCTGCTGGAATAGATGCATCACTACTTGCTACAGATATGACTGGAGTTACCGGTAAAAATAAAAAGGCCGAGGAAGATGTAGCGGCAGATTTTATATCCCGTCCTGGAATGCCTATTCAAAAATTTAGAAAAGATGACGTTATAATTGGTGCTACCAGTCCTTTCGAAGGTTCATCATCCGGCAGTGAAAAAGTAGAACAACTACTTCAACGTTTAGTTAGTGCTGTAGAAAGAGGCGGTGTAGTTAATATAGACGGTAATAGAGTAGGAGACGCATTAATTATGGGTAACTATAAAACAAGCTAATATGGGGATTATAACACAAACATGGATGTCAGGGTCACACACAAACTTAAATACCCTTACTTTTGATGAATACAGTCATACATCTGGTAAACCATTAATCACACATAAGATACCAGCAAAAGGTGGAGATCCATCACCAAGTACCAATGGAGAAATTGCAAGAAGAGTTAACGATTTAGTTAGGATAGGTAAATTACTTATAACACCTCCAGGTCTTAAATATTTACGTAATGAGACAGCTTTAAATGTACAGCAAGTTAAATTTAAACAAAGAATAAAGAAAAAAGGTAAAAATGCGGGAAAGGTAGATATATTAGGTACTGCATTAAACGCTATCGGTGCTAACCTGTTTAATACTGTTAAGATAATTGGTTCAACATTAGCACAAGTTCCTCTTAACGGTACAGGTACTCACTTCGTTAAAGCATTCAAAGCAAAAGGAAAGAATACTTACTTAAATAACTTACCAACAGCAGCACATAAGTTAGCTCTATATAACGGTAGAGTTTTTGAAGATACAATAGCACCGAATGTAAGTGGACGTCCTGACCCATCAATAGAAAGACAACCAGAAGATGATGCATTTATGACTGATTCTGTTTTAGGGCTTCTACAATCAGTATATGCACCAGATAGAGAGTCTGATAATACTCAATTTCCTACTGTCTTTACACCATCTGATATTCGTAAAGAAACTCGTATTGGTTTAGGAGATCAAGGATTAGTCACCGGTAAAAGTAAAACAAGTTACTGGGTAAAGAATGATACGACTATGGAGGATAGAGTTAATATGTTACCTCCTTCTTCTGAATCCGTTAAAAAAGATGAAAATAAAGACTTAATTAAATTTCATTTTCAAGTAATTACACCTAGAGGTGACCACTGGTTATATTTTAGAGCTTATCTCGATTCTTTTAACGATTCATTTTCCGGTCAATGGAATTCAGTCAAATACTTAGCACGTGCAGAAAATTTCTATACCTATGAAGGATTTGATAGAGGAATTGACTTAGGATTTAAGATAGCAGCATCTTCTAGACAAGAAATGCGACCTTTATATCAGAAAATAAATGCTTTAGCATCTGCAACTGC